TGCATTATTTTAAATGAGGCATTATTGAAATCAACACCAGTATCAATAATTTCAACAAAAACGTGATAGATATTTTTTCCAGTTATGAATTGAAATGGTAGTTTTGTTAAGTAGTTATAACTCTGTGTTTTTACAGTTAATCCTTGTATTGTTGCCTGATTATTAAGGACTATATTACCAGATTCTTTTTCTTTTACAATTATCCTGTAAGTAATAAATCCATCAATTCTTGTGGTTTTGTTGTTTCCAACAAAATCAACTAGACCTTGGACACGAAAAAATAATTGAAAATCATCAACATCATTATTACCACCATCATTATTTGCATCTAAATTTGCTAAAAATCTTTGCTCTCCATCTGTTTGTAAATTCACTGTAAAAACACTAAAGTTAAGATTAGTAGTTCCTTTTATTGTGTGTCTTGAACCATTAAAAATTCTTGCTTCTAATCCACCTACTGTTTGATATTTACCTGTCAGTTGTTCACCATTTAAACGCACAGAATCTAAACTTGGAGGTCTTATAAATTTCATTAATGGATCAGATTCATTTGCAATGTCTATATCTGTACTTAGGATATGGCCACCAATTAAAGCTTGACCATAGACCACTGGGATCGTTTTACCAAGTCCAACAGTATTTGCTGCCCCTGTATAAGCATAACTTTGTGATCCGTCAGAACCCCTAGTAATACTTCCAGCCCCACCAGTAAAACCTGACAAAGGTGCATTAAAATCAAATTCAAAATCTGGTAATTGTGGTTGAGGTGAAATCATATCAGAAACACCTGATAGCACAAGTGCAACACCTAATTTTCCGATAATTCCAGCAGCAGTAGCACCTAAAAAACCACCTGCAGCTCCACCTGCAGCAAATCCACCAGTACCAATAGCTTTGAAACCAGCACCAATTTTTCCAAAAAATCCAGTAGCTCCAGCCGCAGCTCCAGCAGAAAGAGCTACCACACCTATCATTGCAACACCAGCTAATACTTTACCAACTCCACCACTACCAGTAATAACAGGTGTTATAACTAAATCATTTTTGCCTAATGGTAAACCTAAATCCTCATAACCTAAAAACTCACCAGCTTGGACAACTGTAAAACCTATTCCATCTTCGTGAGCAGTAGCAAAATATTTTTGTAAATCAGGGTAATTAATATAAAGCAACTTTAATGCTTCACTAGGTGATTTCAAATTATGATAGACATGAGTTTTACCCCACCTATCTCCTAATTCATCTAGCAGCAAGATTTTATGCTGCATATCTAAAACACCCTACAGTTCTTTTTCTATAATAATGGTTAAAGTACTCTGAACAACTTACAGACTCGTATTTTTGATGCAGTATCATATCATCTTTTAATAAAATGGCTCCATGCATGGGTTCTTTTGTCCATATCTTCATTATCAAAACATCATGAACTTTTCTTTTATCTATATCCACTTGTTTGAAATTTAATTTTCTTGCATCACTCAAAAAAATACTTTTACAAGTTTCAAAACTTTCTGGTCGTTCATAATCTGGCAAGTTTATTCCTAGCAAAGCATAATAGTCACGCACAATAGAATAACAGTCAAAAACTCCATATTTCCATTGCCTACCAATTAAGGATTTATAACTTGCCATTTATCCTCTGGTAAAATATAAACGTACCAAGGGATCTTTGTTGCGGTGCAAGCTTTTTTATCTGGCTCACTTGCATTGCCTCCTTCTGGATGAGAATGAACAATATACTGTAGTTTACCTTTAGATCTTGCTCTTAAAAAGTCTTTTGGATGTATTGCAAAATTATCTTCTGGTGTGTCTGAAATATTATTGCAAGGATAATAAATATTATCTACAACAATACCGCAAGATTCTTTAGGTGCTTGTTTTATTGCGTGTTGTTTTGCTTTTTCTTTAAACATCATCACATCTGTAGTCTGGCATTTAAAAATCCACCAAAAGGTACTTTAGTTTTCTTACCTGTAAATCTTTTTATGCAACTTGAATATTTATGGCCACATTGATCTTCACTTTCTGTAGAAACTGGATTGTCATTTTTATCAAAAAATTTTTTACCTTTATATCCACATTGCGTTCCTCTATATAACCAAGGGCAATGTTCAACAATTTGTCGTTTAGGTAATCTAAGATTTTGCATATTTATTTTTCCAGTAAGCTCGAAAGATACTGACTGAGGTGTTTCTGATGCAACCCTGTCTATATACCAGATGTCATCTGTTTGGGCAATCGCACTTGGATCTGCACTTTCATTTGTAGGCGGATTAAAATTAACAGCATCAATAAATTTTTTATGTGTTTGTATTCTTTTCACTTCTGCGTTCAAAGGGTTATACAAAAGCATTAAATTTGTAATTGCATTATCAGCGTTTGCAACAGTAAAAGTAGGTCTTGGAAGTGTTCCTTTTGTAACTTTGTCAAAACCTTTTACTTGAACAGGTACAGCCGAATAAGTAATTCCACCAAAAACAATATTACTTTTTAAACCGTTTGTTCCAGCATGATAATAGAAAGTTTGATCTACACCATTAACAGCTGCAGTTAATTTTAGTTCGAATAAAGTGATTAGTGCAGATGGTTCAAGTTTTTGTATCTCTTCACTAATTTTTGAAGACGCTGGTACAATTTGTGCGCTAGTCATGCTTCTGCCACCTCTTCAAATGTTGCTGATATGGAAGCTCTGTTAAGATAAGGTATTGATTTATTCCATTGCCTACAAATAAATTTTTTTGAAGCTGATTCACCTTGCGGAGTATAATCAAAATTTTCTACACCAGCCCTAGCATCAAGAAAAGTTTCTATTTCATCCGCATCTGTTTCCGATATATTATTCCAATTAAATTGATATACTTTTAGATTTTGGTTTATGCCAAAAGTAGATCTTTGTTGATAACCCGAGCCAAACTGTGCGATTCGAACATTAGGTGCTGAGTTTTTTCTCATTCCGTAAGAAGGATTAACAGTTGTAGGAAAATTAGCCATTAACTTAATAAACCTCCAGCCATTTGTTGATTAACTATTTCTGCTTGCACTGCTGACGCTATAATTTCACCTAACTGTTCAGCAGATCGGTCATCACCTGATACTGCTGTTCCAGAAGCATCTACATTTACCACCACGTTAGTTGTTGTGCCACCAAGGGCATGATTCGGAATTATAGTACCGCTTTTCCGTGGAACGAACAATTCTGGGCCTTTTTCACCCACGAGCGAAGCTTTACCTACAGGAGGGTTGCCACCACCAGCAAAAGCACCAGCACTTATTAAACTTGTGTCAAATCCTGTATTAAAAACATTATCAGTAATAAAAGGCACACTTCCTCTTCCACCACCAAATAAACCACCAAATAAATTTCCAAATAAACCACTTACGGCTTGTTGCATTGCCATTTCTATTAATTGTCTTTGCAATCCTCTTAAGACATTAGACAGAGCCTGTCCAAATGTTTGTGCGCCCATTACAGCATCAGTTAAATTCTGCACCAAATTTTGCTCAACAGATTGACCGATTTGGTCAAACTTTTGTTTTAATATCTGACTTTGTTCAATTTGTTTTTGTAATCCTAAATTTGCAACATCAATCAAACCTGCTTCAAGGTTAAAACTTGAATTTATAGCATCAATAACAGTATTTTGATCTTCAAGATTTTTTATTATTGTCTGATCCTTATTAATAATATCATTTTGAATATTTGATCTGCCAATAAAAGTCTCATTAATTTCTTCTTCTTTACCAAATCTTTCATCTAATTGTTTTTGAAGTGATCTTATTTGTTCAAAAGGATTTATTACATCAATAGCTTTTTTTAAAATACCAAAATTCTTTATTAACTTATCAACAGTTTTAACTGCTTGAATACTAAAATCTAAAACACTTTTTATTTCATCTTCAAGCTCAGTTCCAATAGTTCTTGCAAGAGTATCAATAGTATCTTGTAATGTAGATACTTTTCCATTTAAGGTATCTGCTTGAGCAGTCGCACCGCCAAAAAAGGCACCACCTTGATTAGTTAAATTTATTAATGCTTGATTAACAAGATCAGCACCTATTTTTCCTTGTCTTTGAGCTTTTTCAAAAGCATCACCCTGTAGTCCAGTTATTCGTTTTAATTCAGTTGTAATATCAACTCCTCTTTCTAATAACTGCAAATTTTCCTCTTGTGCTAATTTACCTTTTGCTCTTATCTGTCCAAAAGCAGTAGCAATACCAGTAAGGTCAGCACCAGTAGCCCCAGCAACCTCTGATAGTCGTTTTGTTGTATCAACTAACTCTTCTGTTTCAAAACCAAATGCTTTAAGCCTTTTTGTTTGTTCTATTAATTCACTACTTGTAAAAGGTGTAACAGCACCAAATTCTTGTAACTCAGTAATGATACTATTTGTTTTTTCAATAGAGCCAGTCAGTACTTCTAAACTTTTTCGTTGCGTTTCAAGTTCAGCAGTTT